TGCACTGGTGTTCAGCACTGTGCTAGCAGGCACTTCCAAGAAACGCGCTTCGATACGAGTTGTGCTCGGAATCGAAACAACGACAAGTTTCAAATCAGCCGTGCCACTGGTAAGAGCAGCGTTAGTGATTTGAATGACATGACCAGGACGGAACCGATCCGACGAGACTACACGAAGACGAACTTGCAAAGAGGTCGTAACCGTGATAGGACTCGACGCATCAGCGTCAGTCGAGGTAACACCGAAGGGCAGCGTAGTTGCGGTCGGCGTTGTAGTGGCCTGTTCAGCCAAACGCTTCTCGAACCAGCGGAACTCCGGATCGTTAGTTTTTTCCTCCTTAAGGAGGGACATAATGCCAGTAAGGGGCGCCGCGCCGTTCGGGTAGAAGTAAAAAACACTCCTACGCACGTTTTTAAAGCGCTGCGAATCATACTGGTTGGTATTGATACCACTTCCCAAACCAAGAATAGCAGCCATAGCTATATTCCTTTCTTTCTATTGATTGATTTCACCCAAAGATGACTTCAGCCGTCTTCGGGGAAGCGCCGCCTGCTCCAGCTGAAGCAGCAGCACCGTGTTGACTTCCTCGGCTAAGAGAAGCCATTTTGGGCTGTTGCGCAGCAGGTTTCTGCTGTGCTCCATTCCCATTAGCTCCATTAGCTCCGGTTGCCGACAAAACCTCCCGCGCACGATCTCCAATGATCTTAAAGGCTTCTTCCTTGGTTTTGTTAGCCAGGATACCTTCTTGGTCGATCACAGTTTTCACCGCGGTTAGAAGCTTTTCCTTTCCTTGTAGGTCGGGATTCGCTTCAAAAAATTCGTTTCGCAGTTGCTTGACTTGCTCGCCACGATAATACTCCATAACAGGATTCATCTCTTCTTGCATCTGTCGTTGAAGCATTTGTGACTGCAACCAAGAAACTGTCGTTGCTTGTTTAACTACGCCCTCGATAATTTGGGACATTGCCGCAAGGCTTTTTTCACCGCCTTCGAGCAGTTCCCCGATGAGTTCTGGCGAGGCTTTGAACGCGTTCGTGAACTTGTCGAGTTCTTCTTGCGTGTATTGCTTGGGCGCTTGAGCCTGCTCTTGCGGACGGGCTTGCTGGGCTCCCGCTGCAGCAGCTTGAGCAATAATGTCTTTAACTTTGTCAGGAGTCCATTCATTTGAGATAGCCGGAGTGGGTGCTTCCGAAGCCGGCTTAACTTCGGGGGTTTCAGTTGTTGGTTCGTTTTGAGCGGCGCCACTTGAAGATTCTTGTGAGGAAGAGTCATCAAACACGCTTGAGTTAGTTTCACTTCCTGCATCGGAAGCCATATCTCCGCCACCTCCACCAGCGTCATCTGTTGGGGCGTCGAAAAACCTACGGATGTATTTATCTTTCATATTTGGTTCTTATTATTTGGTTTTCAGAAATTCCTCAACTTCATCCAGAAGCCTTGGAACCCTACGAAGTGCTCGGGCATATCCTTTTTCAAAATTCTCGTTCGCCATGTCATCTGTTGGTTGGGCTAAAATCCGTTTTTCTTTAGACTCAGCCTCCCATAGCAACGCCTGGAGCATTGAGGGGAATAATTCCCCCTTGCGCAGGAACGACAGCTCCTGCTGGATTTGGATTGAGTCCTTGTGCTTGAGGAGTTCCTGGAGTTGCATAGGCTTGTTCGGGTAGTTTGAGGTTTTGGAGATGGCGCAATCCACGCAGCTCGAACATACGATCGAGGAGTTTGCGGGGATCATAACCAAACATAGGAATTGCTTCGGGTGATCCCATCATTACCTGCAAGAGATCACCAATTTGCTGTGCGATGTATCCTTTTTCGCTTGGGAGCGTCGAGTCAAAGATACCGAAGTCGTAGTTACCCACGAGCATATCGCGAGAGACTTTAAAGTAACCAAACTCATTCGGATCAGATGCATCGCCCCTCAACCGCACATAAGTTTCCACATCAAGCCCATCCCTAAGATTAGCAATAAGCTTGCTAAACATAGGCTCAAGAGCTTGATAATAAATTGTCTGCGCAACAGTCTTAAGCCGGCTAGCCGCATTGAAGTTAACATTTCGAGCCTCCGTTGCGCTCCGGCGTCCCGAAGCATATTGACCAAGAGCGTTCTCAGAGATGCCTGTCACTGTCATCATGAGTTGATGCAGAACTTCCGCATCCCTTACGTGATTAGTCGTAACATCGCTAACTTGCATCTGCTGCAAATACCGGCGAACGTCTCCGCCAGCTGCGCTCATGTTAAGCCGAATGTAAGCACGATCTTGTTTAAGATCCTCCATCTCAATTCCAGTCGGGTCGATAATGACACGATTCTGAATCACGCGACGAACCGAGGTAATATGAGAATTGATGAACCACGAGACTGTTGCTTGCAACATATCCATGATCTCGGACAACGAGACATTGATGAAAGTGTGCTGGTCAGGATTGAACTCGGCAACATCATAAGTAAACTTGTTATGCACGTAGTTCATCGGCTCGACGCGGAGAAGTGTCTCGTCGTTAGCGTAAGACACCACATAAAGAACAGGGTAATCTTCCTCACCAAGCTTTTTACCATCCGACAGCTCAAAATCCGCGGGGCAAAGCCAGACCTGCACTTCGGTCACAACGCAGGTTCCTTTCGATTGCCCAATCGGTCCTTTATTCTGCACGTTTTGCGAGAACAACCTCGACTTGCGAAGGCGGTCAATGAGAACATCCTGCGCCCAGCCCGAGATATTTTTTACGCCAGCGATTTTTCCATCGCGTTGCTGCCTTTTCAGCTCGGTGATCGTGAACTCGTCTTCACTAGCGCAGAACTCACCCTCCTGGAACCGCGTCAATGGCACGCGGACGTCTGGAAAGAAGCGATAAGGCGAGATGTTTTCGATGCGGTTTCCGAGAAAGCGGACCTTTTCCTCATACCCCGCGCCAGGGATCATCCCGCTGCCTTCCACGGGAGCTGACACGCGAACAGTCTCAACCTCGCGCGACCAAGTGTGTTTGAACACGCCGAGCGAGAAGCGAGCGATATCTGTCAAGAATTGCTTGAGCTTGATAACGAACTGATTCTCGTGCAAATCACGAGCAATCAAAGCTTCGGCAAGCTTGGCGGGCATTTCGTCTTCTGGCCCTTTAGGCACAACCTCAACGATATCTTCCCGTTGGGTGTAAAGCGTAAGACAAAACGCCACGAACGTTGAGATTTGGGCGAAGGCAAGCGGAACAACCATTTTCTCGGGTTCTTCTTTCTTACGTGCTTCCAGATCTGCCTTGTCAGGGTAGCGGTATCCTCTGTAGACATCATCGTAGTTGTCCCAGCGAAGGTAGTGCTTGTTCATCTCGTCGCGGGACATCTCGACAAGATCCTTGACGTGTTCGAGTAGAGCTTGGGTAAAGGGACTCGTCTTCCCTTGCTCGAGTTCGGTAATAATTCGTTGCTCCATCATATCGTAAAGAGTTCTTTGTGACCTACTTTGAAGTCAATTTCGGGGATAGGTGCGCTGCTTCGCGTGGTGTCAAACCAGCGAGGACCTTCTTGCAAAATACGGCGAAAGCACTCCATTGCGTGATCGTTCTTGTCTTTTGGCTTGTTTTCCCGCGCTGCCCAGACATAGTGGGCAAATTCAAAGAGCGTATTACGCAGCCGGTCCGAGACATAAACCCGATCCTCCTTGCGAAGTTCTTGCTGAGTCAGCATGATGCCGCCGGATAGATCCTTCGAGGCCTTGGTAACGCGGAGGCCTCGGTGAGCCAACTCCCGCGCAATGCACTGACCGGTCAAAGCGTGCTCAGTAAAGATCCAAGGATCTGCGCTAACACGCACACAATTATAGCCAGCAATACGAGTTTTAATGGAATCTGCGAGCTCGTCGAGCGCCATTGATTTGAAGATTTCATCGTAAAAGAACAGCTGGCCATGTGGGCTAGCTGCACAGAACAAAACCATCGCAGGAGTTTGCGGATGCGGGTCGATGGAAACCCAGATAGGCCAATGTTTAGGAGGCAAACTCATGTCTTCCCATCCGATGGGAGTTTCCTTATACACGTTACGCGTATACGAGAATTCTTTGAAGACCAGGCCTGACAGCTCGAGGGGAACTCCAAGGAGACGACACTGGCGTTCGTCTTCCGTAAGACTTGCTTCATAATCTTCGATAGCTGCTTTGGAGAGATAGGTATTATCATAGGTAGTCCCCCGCACCGCCCAGTGACTGGGCTTCATATCAAGCTCGTCTTGGCCAGGAACCCGTGAGAAAAACTTGTCGTAGATCCAGGGTTCTTTGAGAGGTGTGAGTGTGAACCAGTCAGATCCACCTCGATCCATCAAACCACGAGCGGCAGCTTTATACTGGTCTTCGCTGCAAGGCTCGTCAATGTGGATAGCGTCCCAGTCAGACGATTCCGAACCTTGTGGGTTGACCTCGAAAGATTTAACTGTGTCAAAACGGATAACAGATCCATTCGTCATCTCCATCATCTCGATAGCGCCGGAATGGTTGCGCTTTTTATTCTTCACAAAGCCACGAGGAAGCATACGCCAGAGCTTTCCGCGTTCGCCTCGTTCGGATGTAAAGATCTCGTCCACTTTATCCCAGTCAGTTGTGATGATAAGAAGCTTTACGGGGCGCTGAGGGATTCCAGCAATTCGAGCAGGGTCATTCTCGGGATACCAGCTACGGCAACCAGATACAAAGGCAGCGTCCTCTGCCACGCCCATTTGAGATTTCCCAAATCGGTTACCAGCAAACACTGCGCGATGCTTAAAGACTCCTGCTCGATGAAAGGCATCTTGCTTATCATGAGGTCGATAAAATCGCAGTGGGTCATCTTGCATTACCTCCAGCTTACCCAACAAAGCTTCCTTCAGCTTCTGCTTAGCAAGCACACGATCTTCATGTTCAACGTTTGAACCAAAGTCGTCGGCATCAGTCATGACTGGAGAGTCAGCGATCATGGATAGTAAACGATAGGGATACCTTTGAACCCACAGTATTCCCTGGTTTCTTTCATCGGGAACGCTGGGCCTGGGTCAATCTTACGCTCTGGCGCAATACAGTCGTGTCCCGTAATGTCATCCAGGTTGTAGTGCTCAGTAAGTGCTTGCAACAATTTAGCGCAAGCGGAAATTTGAGCCGGTGGATAAGCCTCCCACAGCTTAACCACCGACTCGTTGCGGTGCTTTGCTTTTACCAACGGAAGAGCCGTCCACCTACGAGCCAGCTCTTCGTTATCGCCCGCGTTGGCGAGTTCTACCCCTATGCTGCACCGATTCAAGTTCTTATACAGAACCCCAGTTTTTGGGTCACGCCAACGAGATACGCCAGCATGACCAGCCGTCTTGTTAAATGGACGACACTGGAAAATCTTACCATCGCGGTCAATTACGATGTGAGCAGAAATGCCCTTCGCGGCGGGTTTCTGCCACCATCCAATCGAACTCGAAGCAGTAGCGCCGGATGTGAAATGCACAACCGCACAGCGACGAATCGGCATAGGTGATCCACCAGGGATCACCGCGCGAATCGCGCCTTCAAGCCAATGCTTTGAGTTAATTGTCATTATTTACCTTTACGGATAATGTTAATGATACCAACGAGGCTCAGACCAGCCGCGAGGATCTGGTTCTGAAGCTCGGGATCAATTTTAAGTCCAAACGCCATAGCCAAAAGAATAAGGCCGCGCCAAGTGGAGTTTTCCGCCAGTTTTTGGAGAATGACTTCGATGATTTTCATTTGCTTGATGTAGGTTTAGGTTGTTCTTGCTGTTTGCTCCAGAAGTAATCAATAGCTCCAGAGATGTTTGGGGTGAAAACAAGTTTGAGTTCTAGGCGCCCCAGCTTTCCCGAGTGTTCCCCGCCAGGAGGGATCGGTATGCTGACGCAGCTGCATAGTAAAAAGAAAATTGGAAGTAACCATTTCACGGGTTTAGTTTTTTGTCAATACGTTCCAACAAAATTGAGTTTTTAGCAATCGTCGCATTAGCCATAGAAATTACCTCGAGCATTTCTTTGTTGGCTGTTTTTAGATGACTTAGAAATTCACTTGTTTGTGTGTCCATTCTAGACTGCAAAGTATCAAGTCGACTTGTAAAGTATTTGAACAGGATCCAAATGCACCCGATTCCTATAACAAGCAAAGCAACGAACATCCAGCGATCTGATTGCTGTGCAACGTAATTAGTTGTTTCAACGACTTTGTCCATATACTACTCCGATAAAGCTTGCAGTGCTTCTTGCATTGTTTCGTTGTAGGAATACACAGGCTCCGGCCAACTTAGTTTAGCTTGCGGACTTGCAATGTATTCTGCCAACAAAGTATTTATCCAGCCTCGCGTAGATTGCATTTTTGCTGAAGTTTTATTCGTGGCTTCAAGCTTAGCTTCCATGTCAAGCAAACTTAAAAGCCGTAAAGAAGTATATCCTTTGTAGGTAAGCCACTCTTCAGCGGTCATTCCGTAGTATTCTTCTTCCTCGCCAGTAAATGTGCCATCGGCTTTTTTATACTTTTTAAGTGTTCCCGTTTTTTCTGCTCCCGAAGCGTCAGTATAAGTATAAGTTACTATATCAAAGTCAGTTTGACTCTGAGCTAGCAGGCTAGTCGTAAAGAAAACAAAAGTAAGATAAGTTAGTATTTTCATTAGTTTGGTTGGTAGAATAGCGTAATGTAGTGCCTAACAGAAGTAGGCGCGTTTGAAAAAGTTGGCGTAGTCACATAAAACGTGTAGTCATTAGTGGTATTGACACTAATGTCTAGACCAGCCACGCTACGAGCAGAAAAAGCGTTTGTCCAACTTAGATTTGTGAAACCAAAAGAAGTTGTTGTTGCAGTCGTCTTGTTATAAATACCGATGGCAAAGTTAGTTGATTGGTTTGTCCCAACCGAGCCTGTAACAGAAATAGTTGCCGTAGCTGCTATAATTTTACCTGCAAAAGGAAATCTAAACCCGCGCTCAGTTGAAGTTGTTACTGCGGCGCCGTCGTGGGGAAACCCTACATAATAAGTCTGCCCGCCTGCGGCTGGACTTAAAGCTGTTGCGTGATGCGCTGCAATAGAAGTAGACCAAGAGCTGATTCCAAGGGTTGTTCTCGTATTTTCCTTTGCTTGCGCAATATTATCCCCCCCAAAAGATAGACCATTATCCGGTGATAGAGAAAAGCTTCTAAAACCATCGTTGTCATCTATTTCGCCGTAAACATTGCCTTCAATGAACTCGACCTGCCCAATATTGCCAAATCCAGCGGTGAGGCCGTTGACATTTATACTCGACCCGCCATTGGTAAGGCCTAAATTACCTAAAAAATTAGCCGCCACACCGGAGGCTAAACTTGGAGCTGTTTCTAGGCGCCAAAATGGGCTGCCGAGGCCAAGGCTTATGATCTTATTGGTAGCGAGACCCGATCCCGAATAAATCCCGTCAGCAAATATTCTAACTTTTGAAAACTCACCGCCAGTTTTCCAACCCACTCCAAGATAAGTTGATACTTGAAAAAGACTCGCACTACCACCAATAGCAGTAAACTCGGCGCTGTTAGTTACTGTAATTCCTTGGGAATTAAATACAATGCTTGTTAGGTTGGTTGGATTAACTACGGCGCCATTCGTATTTACTAATATAGGATTGTTATTGACATCAAAAAGCGCAGCCCTGAAGGTTGCCGCACTAGGATTGGTTAAGCCATCCCAAGAAAGTCCGAGATTGGTTCTAGTCACCGCTGCGTTAGTTGGATTGCGAAAAGCAATGCCGTTGGTTCCGAGGTCAAGCGAGAGCCCCCCGTGCGCGCGGATGTTAAAGCTGTTGTTGTTGGTCGAGGAAAAACTGTTGGTGCTGCTGTTGTCGGACCAGACAAAAGCGCCTTCGTGCACAGCCGTAGCGTAGCTCCCTGCCGCAAAAGCGTTACCGGCGCTAATTATATTTTGGCGTCCTCCGGGAATAACGGAAAAACTCGCAGCGTAATTTTCCGCGATGGTGCGTATCTCGTTGCCCGAGCCGCCGCCAATAACTCCGTATTGCCCATCAAGCTTATTGTAAAGCCCGCC